ATAGCTTCCCCTTATTCTATAAACGTAAAATTTTACGTCTTAATATTCACAGCCCCAATTATACCATTTACGGAAGTAGAAGTCAATAAGTAAATTTTTTTCGGTTATAAAAAAACCCCTGTACTTTGCAGTACAGGGGTTTTTTACTTACTTTGCTTTGTAGCTTCGCGTTGTTCCGCTATAGCGTTCTTTCTATGTAAGTCAATCATATTGATAAGTTCAAACATAGTTCTTCTATCTTCGACCGGCACATCAAGTATAGTGAATATATCTAATATACCTGCGTAATTCTTACCCATGTATATTCCATTAAATCCATCCCATTCGTCTCGTAGTTTATTATAAATACCTAAGGCCTCTTGTGCATCTACAGGTAAATCACTATAGTCAATTGGAATCTCTGAATCTATAGGCTCACTGCCTAAAGCTTCACACATTTCAAAATAGGCTTCTTTACTCATCGCTAAGGAGCTATTCTGAAAGTAGGATTTTAATAATTCATTTAGTTCGATGTACTGGTCTTCGTGAAATTTGATAGCTCAGTAACAGTTTCTGAGATAAACGCATCAAAATTAGCAGATGACTGCATTAAAAATAAGGCATTATCTTGATCCCATGGTAGTTCAGACTCTAAGTCTTGTCCCGTTAAGTCTACTGGAGCAAGTTGCTCTAAGTAACTAAGTTTAAAACCCTTCCAACCTTTAATACATGCATTAACATATAGTTGTAAAAATAATTTATCGTCAAGTTCTTCAACTGGTTGACGATTCTTATAGGTTGTTTTTGTTGCCTTCTTACGAATACCTACTAAGGTTTCGCGCGAAAGGAATACTACGTTAACTTTGAATCCATTTAGTCCAGGATAGTCTATTTCGACTGTTTTGCTTGGTACTAAAAGGTTTTTTAACGAAAGAGCAGGAGCTGCATTTGACATTGATAATTATCCTATTTTTATAATATATACTAAAAAGAGGCACCGGTGATCAAGCCGGTACCTATGAAACCACGATTAGGCGTGGAAGTAACGAATTTCTAGTTCGTTTGTATTTTCGATATCAATTCCTGATGCATCAGATGAGTGACCTTCTGCAGTAAAGTTGATAGTCGTTGACATAACTGCTTGAGCATCAATTGTTGGAATCTGTAAGAAAGCTGAAGGCATCTCAATTTCAACCCTAGTTGTAGCTGTAGATCCACCAACTGCTACGATCATTTGATACTTAGGCTCAATACCTGCTGAAGTAGCAGAAGCTGCTAATAGGGTATTTAGTAATCCAGCAGTATTTGTTGTACCTGTACGTAAGTAGGCTGTTACATTTCCTGAGATAGCACGTGTACCAGTGTGGTAACCTACTGGAAGATTAACAACACCTAAATTAGCTGGAGTGACATAAGTAATATTATTGTTAATTGTTATAGACCCACCCGTTAAGGCTAAGTTATATACTGTTCCAGTTCCATCGATACCAGCTTTTAAGCTAATAGTGCTTAACTTATTAGTAATAAAGTCAGCTGTGGTGTTCTTGTATGTATAACCAGTACCAGTTAATCCACCAGTAATAGCACCACCTACTAATCCTGAACCAGGAACTGCGAATGCTGCAGTTGTAGAAACTTGACGTAGGGCTGTTCCCATTCCAGTCCAAGCTACCATTGCAATACCATCTAAACCAAAGTCAATAACGGCTTGGCCCATAGCGCAGTTATCGATAACATATGTAATACCATCAACAACCATTACCATACCAAACTTAACTAGCTGATTTTTATTACTTAGTGAAGTTGTAACTTCAGCATAAGTAGTACCTTGTGCATTCCAAGCTGTTCTTACTAATTTAACATCAGCCCAATCAGCAGCAGTTGTGCTTGTAGATGCAGGAGCTGAAATCCAAGTAGCTGTAAAACTAGTATTTGACGTTACGCCAGTAATTTTAATAGCTGTATTATGGTCTGCAGTAGCATGACCAGTAACCATTACTGTTTCGCCTGCTACTAGGGTACCTGTTGAGGCATTAGTAACTGTTAATACTCCGCTAGCATAGGCTACGGTAGCCGGTGTTCCTGTTGAACCACTCATATCTAGAGCTGTAGCATTAGCATCGCCAATTGCTACTGAACCTAGTAGGGAGTTCCATAGAAGATATTCTTCAGCTTTAACAGTAGTTGCCTTATAGGGACGAATGTAAGTTGAGAAAGAGAAGTCTGCTTGACCTAGACTTGTATTGAATGAACGTTGACCACGCGTAGGTGTATCTCCGGCTTCAGAGATTGTAATAGTATCAGCATTTGAAGTTTGACCAAATGTAAATCCATCAAGAACTTGTAATTCTTGTGTATTTGCAGTAGTAAAGCCAGTTGCTGCTACAACACCAGTTGAAGCGTCTACATTAGTAGTGTAAAAAACTCTACTATTTCTAACTAGATTAAATGTTGCCATTTGTCTATTCCTTTAATTTTATGTACTCATCGGCACATTACGAGATATTTATCTGTGTTTGTGCATTTGAGATACGATTTCTTATATAGCTTAAAGCTACGCATACTTACATAATCTGATAACGAACCTGTAAGTTAATTTCTCCAACAGCGTAGGGCTGTAGTAACCCCTCATCTGTTGTAATTGAAACAACTAAAATCTCAGTTGTTTCATAGTTATGAGTGGTATCATACGTTAGTGATCTACTAGAGTCTACTACGTTTTCTATATCCTCTAGCAACTGTTCTAGCTGCATTTGAGCATCTTCACCACGTGTGTAAGCCTTTATGCTTACATTTAACATGCCCCAAGCAAAGCCGGCTGTCTCATATTGTCTATACTCGCTGCCTGGACTCATATACACACAGGGAAAGTCGTTGACTTCATCCCAAAATTTTAGTTTAGCGTAGGCATTACCATAAACATTTGAGGGATAAGTAGTACCGTTTAATAGGATTTTAAACTTATCTGCTAAGGCAGTAAGAATTGATGTTCTACGACTCATAGTGCCTGTGCCCTTAGTTGATTACCTACCTTTGTGGCAGCAATTTCTCTGATTGACTGCGATATCAATAATTTAGGGTCTCGTGTTTTTGGAGAACCCTGCTTAAATCCTGGTTCAAATGTTTGATAAGGATTTTTCATATAGCTATAAAAGGCTGTAATCATACCCTGTCTACTCTGACTCATTTTTTCAACTTTTACAGATTCTGCAAATCTACCTGTACGATAATTTAAAATTCTCTTACTTGATCCATCGCCCATATTAGCAGATATTACATTTTGTAAGTGCTGGTTTATAAGAGACTGTAAGGAGGTTAATGATCTAGAAGTACTAGCAGTCTTTATACTTGTTGAAGTTGCTTTTCCAGATAACTTATTTTGTTTATTTATCTCTGTTTTAACTTTTTGTAAAGCAGAGGATACTTTTTTAAGCGTCTTATTAACTTCTTCTACTTGTTTATCCTTACTAGATTTTTTATTAGATTTAGATAATTTAGTAACTACTGCTGGTAAAGTTTTACCAGTTTTAAGAATATTTCTAATATTTAATTCTATAGATTCTACTATGGAAGGTGAACCGTGTGTATTAATCAAATTATTGGCTAAAATATTTAGGGAGCTTGCATCAGCAGCTATTAGATTAGCTAATTCTTTTCCAGAAGGTAATTTTTCAAGTTCTGCGGCTTTTGCTATTACTAAATCTGTAAGCGGCTTTAGACTAATTACTAACTTTCTAAATACATTAGTAGCATCTATATCACCTTTTTGCTTACTTGCTATAGTATTTATTAAATTAGTTAATTGTGTTCCTGCAGCTGATAATCGTCTACCAGCCTCTTCGTTATCTTTACTATATTGTAGCTCAACCTCAAGATGGGGCCTAGTTCCTAATACAGACTTTGTTGCTTTTGCAAAAATATGCTCTTTATTAACTATATTGCTAGTTAAGTAATCTGCATCTAAGATTACTTTCATTATTTTTTCTAAGGTATTTACGGACTCTTTATTAACCCCATCCCCTAAGTTTAATTTAAAGTCCCTGTACCCTTCGCCAGTACTAGTAGTATCAAGAAATAGCGCTTGTTTAAGTCTTAGTGTAAATACCCCTGCTAAGTGCCCGGATTGTACATTTTTACTTATATGATCGTATACACCTCTTTCGAGTCCTGGATTCAAATTAAATGTAATTAACTGTAATCCTATATAGTCTAAAAATAAATCACGTAAAGTTCCTTGAGGTACTGAAGATAATTTAAACTCTTCTTCACTTACTTCCTGTAGTCTTTTTGTATAGTAATCTGAAGTTTTTATAAACTCTATAAAGTGGTTAAAATCAATAGACTTTAACAAACTTTCAGTAGCTACTCTAATAGTATCATCTTCAATAGAATCATTTAACTGTGTGATTAAAGTATTTAAAGAGGATTCTGTAATTATAGATGAGGCACCTGTTTTAGCTGCTTCATACTTTAGACGAAGACTATCTGAATCTACTAACTTAGAATATTCTACTTTTCCTTTACTAGACAATCTATTAAACTTATTAAATATTCTATTTTGTAGTGTTATATCAAATTCAGCTATACTCATATTAATTTACCGTCAAGGCATACTGATCAAAAATACGCTGGATTGCGGCAGGTAGCTTGCTGTTTGTAATATACTCAATCTGACGATTATTCCCACCAGGCGCGGAGTTAGAGTGTACAGCACCCTCATGGCGCATATAGTATTGTATGAACTCTAGCACACCTAATTTTAAACCATCTGGGCATCCATCATTACCTGCTATATAACTTAATTTATAGCCTGCTGGATATAGTGGAAATACTGAGTTAAAAACACATTTTACAACTTGTTCTTTTTCTACATAGATCCAGTCTTTGTACTGCGTTAAAGAAGTATATGTTAAACCATAATCTCCAGAATAACTAAGTGCTGAAATTGCTACTACAGGCCCGCTTGATGGTACTAATACTGAATTTCCACCATCATAGATTTCTGTTATAGATTCTTGTGAATCTAAAAGTGGGTTTCTACAAAAAATTCTTACAGCTTCTGAGATTTTAGGTATTAAAAAATCTATTTGATCATCCTGTGTGGTACTAGATATACCAGCATAGGCTTTATATTCTGCTCTGGATACTAAATCATTAGCCATATTTATTCCTCTTGTCTTTTACATACTCCGACTAGCGAGGCATGTAAAAGACAGGACCGAAGTCCTGTCTTACTTAACGAATTAAGCTACGTAACGAAGGGCTTTAACACCTTGGCTAGCTGTAATTTGTGTCATGCCAACACGCATTGAGGCTACTAGAACACGAGCTTGTTCAGCTGCTAATTCTTGAGTATCAACACGTAGACCACGCTGAGCACCAACTAAGAAGTTAGGTACATATACTGCAAATGCAGCAATGTTT